CTGTTGTATTGATTCATTTGGTGAGTAGTGAAATTGTATGAGGGGAGCTTAACTTCTTTTACTAAAATACCATAGTTGGCATCTGAAAAATACGCTTGGGGATTAATGTCAAAGAATGTGTGGAATAGAAATTTGAATTTAGGGGTGTTTGCATACGAATCAGGTCTAAATATTTTATCGGCATGTGTGTAGTCTCTAAGGATTTGGCTGCCGAAGAAATCTCCGGCAGCACTATTCTGTAAACTTTCACCCCAATTACCTAAAGACATGGTATGCCCTAACTATTATAGTGTGCCGATACCCGTTGCAGAACCAGCTGAACCAAGAGGTGCTCTTCCAACAAACTGTCCGATACCACTTGTCAACGGTGCTTGAATTGCGTTATCATAACGAATTGACAGTGCAATTTGCGCCGGATCATTAGTACCATAGTTCAATGAACCGTAGTTAGCTGATTTGATGAAGCAACCGTAGCATTCCCAAGTTTCAAGAACTGTAGGAACAAGTGCTCCGTTACCACCATCTAGAATTTCAATATTAGTTTGGAACTTATAGTCTTGTCCAGTTGCAGCAGATGCCTGCTCAACAAAGTCAAATTGCTTTTGAATTTGCTGACCGACAGCCTTTGAGACTGATCCTGATGCGTCATCACGAATGTTGACGGTCAATTCGCTCCAAGTGTGCTTACCGGCTACATACATTCTTGAGTTATACACGTTAAGTGTGACTTCATCGAATGTAAGATTAGGACGAGTGCAATCTACTACTTGTTTAGTAAGTTGCAGACCACCGTTGACATCAACCCCAAAGTTCAAGAAATTGACTCTAAAGCGGAATTGTAGTTTAGGCATCAACAGACCTTGGTTGCCGCCTGCGTTGTCAGATGCTACGGTCATGTTGAACAATGATTGTGAGGCTGTTGCCATTTTGTATTCTCCTGTTATAAGTATTTATCTTTTTATCAACGGGTGCCCGAAAGCACCCGTTGATATTTTATTATAATGTTAGTCTTGTGGTAGCCCGTTTGCCAAGCCTGCAATTTCTCCGGTATTGAAGACACGAACTGGGATGTAGATGAACTCAATTGCCTTAACAGGTTCAATTGCAACATCTACCCAAAGCTCGTTTCTATCGATACGGGCAGGAGTGTTATTTGATTCGTCGCAAACTACAAGATAATCGTAGATGCCTCTCTTAGCAACAAGATCAACTAGAAGTGTTTGAACAACCCCTGAAATCTCTTGTCTTGTCAGCGAATCATTTGGTTCAAAGATGAACGGTCTTGCTGCGACTGTCAATTGACGACGAAGATAAGCAATAAGTCTCGCAACGTTAATTCTGTCAAGTGCTGACTGTGAATTAAAGCTTGACTTATTACCGTAGTTCAACAAACCGTTTCCAGTGAAGAATACGAGTGGGTTGATTTGGTTAGTATATAATACGTCACGAATTCCTATTCTTGTCTTGATTGGAACAAATTCACCAGTAGTTGAATCAATATAACCGATTGATGCTGCGTTATCAATTACCCCGCGACGAGTGCCTGCCGGAGCAAACCAAGGATAAGCAATATTATCGTTGCGAAGAATAGTTCTGATCATCATGTGTGATGGGGGAACTGCTACTAAATTACCACTCAAGTCATTAGTAATCCCTGATGGATAAAATAGACCCATATAAGTATCGCGGCTTACTAGACCTTCTTCTCCGGTTGATGTTACGCCAGCAGCATTTGTTGCCCATGCTTGAATTGCAGTTGCATCATCTGGCAGTCTCATTGGTGTGTCACCGACAATAAATCCAGTTTGACCACGATCATTGTTAAGAATAATCATGTTAGGTTGCAATTCAGGATAATTTGGAGTTGCAATTAAGTTGAATGCGTTGTCATCATCACGAATTGCACCGTTAGAATCAATTGCTGCTCTCATTGCTTGAACAACCATTGCTCTCTGAGCAAGACGACCCATATAAGGAGCACCATTTGATTGTAGTCCGCTTACAGATAACCATGTATCTTTCTCAGTTGGAAGAGATTCATCTGGGAATCGATCTGAGTTAAAGTAGTTAGTGCGGAATTGCTTAACATTGTACCCTGAACGACGAGTGTTGAACAATAGCATTCCAACTGGATAAAGTGACGTAGTTGGTGCATCCAAATCCAAATAATTGCTAGCTAGCAAGCTTGCAATCGATGGGATAGGATCGTCAACTGGGTTAGTTGTACCGTTAGTTGCCCAACGAGCGTCAGCGAATAATACGCCGGTTGCACTTGTCTGGTCAGTACTATCAATTCTTACCCACTTATCAGTAGCATCAACTAGCTGCCAACGATTAATAATTGGATAATTTTCTAGGTCAGATGTATCAATCCAAATGTCACCGTATGCTAAAGCAGTTCCATCACTCTGAACTGTTGGCTCAGATGCACTTACAATTGGTCCGTTAGGATCAGTTGTGTTCGAGCCGCTTGGAAGAGGGAAACCATTGCTATCATAATTGACATTCTTGTATCCTCTCCATCCGGATGCTGTATTTACCATGATATCTACTTCGTCAACGACTGAATAGAACCAATTAGTTAAGTTAGCAGGAGATGCTACCGGTGCACCTTCGTTTGCGGTCATGTCAAACTCGACCCAGTTTGACAACTGAGTAGTATAGGCTGCTACTGCGTCGCCAGAAACTGGTGTAATAACCGCAACTGCACCAGAAGAAACTGCTGTTACTTCAACAACAAGATTATTAGCAGGAGCTGCGCCGCCCAAATCAGTTCCTAAGAAAGTTACGGTATCCCCGACTGCATATCCTGTCCCTGCATCAACAAACCCTGTAGGATTAATGTAGTATTTTCCATAAGCTACTTGAACATTAATAGTTAGGTCTGAACCTAATCCACTACTTGATGATTGTTCCGCCTGGTAGGCAAAAGCGTCACTAAATCCGGTTTTCACTCCTAATGTTGTTCCGGCAACAAATCCTGCAGTACTTAGTAAGTTATTACTAATGCCTGTAGCGTTGTCTCTATCGTTCATGTAGATTTCACCACCTTGGGTATGTGTAATCTGAATTGCTCCTGCATCGGTTTCAGTAGCAGTTGTGTATGGGATAGCAGTACTATTCCATGCACTTACGAAATCGGCAGCATCAGTGTTATCAGCTAATGTTATTGTGTAAGTGCTACTAACTCCACCTGTACCCGGCAAAGACACCAACACCTCAAGAGAATAGGGTCCATCAGCAAATTCTGGATTAGTAACGGTACCGGTAACTATTGTTGGACCAGTTGCAAGTCTTTCCCAGTAATATAGAGGAGGAGAAGCAGTAGAAGCATAAGCAGCTAGATTAAAATCATACTGAGTGTATACTGTTCCAGCTGGAATATTCTTACCACCAGTCGAATCGAGTGCATTAGTAGCATTAATGTCAGAAGTAGCGTATGACACTGTTTTAGGTACCCAAGTATTTAAAGTACTATTCCAAATAGAAATTACAGTGTTTAGGCCAGATCCAGCTGTTCCAACTTTCATCCAAACTGAACCACTTGGTCGAGGGAATGTTTGACCAGTAGTCCAAAGTGGCTGTTCAGCAGAAGTTCCATAATCGAAGCCTGGCTGATAGTATGTACCGGCAGAAATACCCAAATCAGCAAGAAGTGTTCCTGATCCTGCAAGAGTCAATGAATATGGTGTGGTTAAACCCAAGGATTGGCCAGCATCTTGAGTAGAAAACAATTGCAAGCTTTGGCTTGTTCCTGTTCCTACTGCTCTAGCTGACAAGTACTGGAAGTTTAGTAAATTGATTAGTGAGGCTAAATAACTCACGGTGTTATCGGGTGCGGCTGGAACAGTAAGCGTTGTGGCGAAATTACCATTGATGTTAATAGTGATAGTATCACCCGCAGTCAATGTACTTACTGAATTAGCCCCTTGAACAGTTGGCCATGATGCTAACCAGTCCGGAGAACCAATTGATACCCAAACATTATCACCATTCTTATAGAAGAATTGAACTGCGTCAGGCGCAGTAGGTACCTCATAAGTTGGAATAGCGTTTACTGCGTAGTCGCCGAAAACACCGATTGACTGTAGCGGAAACCCGCCTACTAATAATGATGCATCAGTGATTACGATCGGTTGCTTCAATGTAAATTGTCCAGTAACTGAATCAAATTCATTAATGCCCCAAGTTGAGGTAGTAGTGTCTAACCAGTAAGATCCATCAGCAGGCGCTCCGCTTGGTCTGCCTGTTTGTCCTACGAGACTTGCTAGGTCAATGTCTGCTCTTAAGCAGAATACACGATTGGTAATACCAAGTGCTGAGTATGCTGCTAGCAATCCGTACTCGTTCAATTCGTAACCCTGAATAGGAGTCCCATTCGAAGTAGTATAGAAGAACGGGTCTCCGTAAAGAGTCACAAGATCACGCTGACTTGTTACCTGGAATAGTTTTCCAGCATTAGCTGCGGTAGTACCAACAGCTACTCCGGTACCATTTGGATTTGCTTTATTCTCTGCTGTTGCAAGAAGAATAAAAGGAATTGAGTTAGTGGGTGCTGGAAGGTATTGCGATTCATCTGTAATCGTTACTTCTACGCCCGGGGATACTAGTGCCATAATTTAATTTCCTTTGTATGATTCTGAGGTTTACCACCTTCTTGATATATACATTATATCAAGATTCTAATAATTATTTAGTGTATAAATGAAAAAACCTGGTTTAACCGAACCTTTAAAGGTGAATCGTACTAAATACTAGTATGCTCAAAAGACCCATATGTAAGGCTTGCAACAAGAATCATAGTGCGATAAACTACATCCGAAATGGAAAAACATACTATCGCAGTATATGCGATAGCTGCGGCAAGAAAAAGGCTAAAAAGAAACCCATAAGACACAGTTGGGAAAAAGCCGGATACAAAAAGAAACCGCAGTGTGATATCTGCGGCTTCAAGAGTTTATACCCTAGTCAAACAACGGTATTTCACATTGACGGTGATTTGAACAACGTAGCGTTCAACAATCTACGAACCATATGCCTCAATTGTATTGAAGTTGTCAAGCGCAAAGAGGTCACATGGAAGAGGGGCGACTTAACGGTTGATTATTGATTCCATCTGCTTGTGTAGATAGTCAATCGTTCCGTTATTGTCAATGTGATGGTCATAGTCTAACCCAACGCTGCTATATTCGCTGGCGTGAACATTAAAATCAAGTTCTAATTCATCTTTATAAATTTCTTTTTGAATTAGGTCTGTGGTATTGCTATGCAAGGTAGCAAGATGTAACCATTTAGGGTCCTCACCGCGATGAGTCCTTAGGGTAATGCCGCCTGCATTCTTGATAGCATTTACTTCATTAGCAAAGCGACAATCAGTGATTACGATATCATCCTTGATGCCTTGCAAACGATTCTCTACGCTTGCTACCCAAATATCGTTATGGAAGTTCTTGCGGGCAACATCAGTTCCCCATTGCTGTAGTACCCAACGGGGAGTCAGATGGGGGATCCCCAATCGTTCTGCCCACCAAGTGTCAATTTCTTCTCGCCATTCACGGCTAGCTTTAGTTGAGCCTTCAAGAAGTTCACGGTCCCAGTTAAAGATGACTGCAACAGCATCCTTCAACGTACCAGCAAAGCTCATACGCTTGAATCCGTGAAATGTGCAAAGATAGTCAGCGGCTGTATCTTTGCCGCTACCGATGAGTCCTGTAATTCCTATTATCATTCTTACACTATAACATAAGAAGTAAGTGTTGTCAAGCCTTAATCTAGGAGTAAGTTGCCGATTAGCAGATTCATTTGAAGACCGCTGATTTCGTCACGCAGATTTTCTTCTTGTTCAGGTGTCAATGTACCTTCAGTGAGTCCTTGATTTAGTTCGTCAATGAGTTTAGCGATAGTTTCTCTATCATCAAGCATTAACCTTGAATCCAAGTGAGCGGTTGCGAATAATCTACATAGTTCTTGAGGTCCATAAGCAATCTTTCTTGGTCGGCTTTACTCTCGTTCTTCATAGCAGTACCGTTGAGAGTGGTGCCACCGCCTGGTCCTGCAATGCTACCAAACTTCTCACGAGCTTCACCAATAATACCCTTAAGAACAGCAAGAATATAGTCTCCGATCCAAACGCCAGCACCCGGATCTTGAAGTAGTTCAATTTCAGGACGTTGAACATCTGCCCAAATTAAGATACGTTCTCCTGAGCCTTTAAAGTCTCTTACTACTCTAAGTGCCTTAGTGACAGGATTGAATGTGTATGTTACATATCCACCGAACATACGAGCAGCTAGTTCAACATAACCAGCATAGAAGTCGTATGTAGCTAGTCCCCCGGTGAAATTATAGTTCAATAGATAGGTGTTGAGAATGGCACTTGAGAATGGGTCAAATGCTGTTGCGCCAGGACCGGTTTCAAGCCCTACAGTGCGCCTAAAGAGCGCCCTAACGTTGATGAATTCGGATGGAAGCGTGTATATTTCAACGTTCTTCTCCACTCTCATAAGAGTGTAGCTTTCTACTGTTGCGTTCTGCGCTCTTTGTCTATACAACTTGATAGTATAGTTGTAGGCAGCTTCATAATGTTCCGGATCCAATTCAAGGTCAATGATGTCCCCGCCCATACGTAAACGAAGGTTCTCAAAGAGACCTTCTTTAAGTTGAGTTAAGTCAAGGTTAGTTGGTGTTGCTAGTAGATCTGCTGCCATAATTGTTTCCTGTTATGTTTATTTATCAGGAAACAATCATGACAGTAGTTCTAACGTCATTCACTGCTGCAATTTTTCAGCCTCAATGATGCGCTTGATTTTCTGTTCCAGTTCCTCAATGTCTCGTTTTACTAAAACATTAATATCAGGAGAGGTTGAGCCTTTAAGTTTTAACTTAAGATTGGCTAGAACCTTTTTTTGCAGGCGAACCATCTTGCTGTCATTTTCATCAAGCTTCATAAGTATTATCCTGCCTCTTCTAATCCTAATAGGTATCCCTCTAAGTGGCCTGCGCTCTGGCCTGCCCAATAAGTGTGCTTTAACACATCACGGATGGTGTCAGGATCTACGTCTCCCCATGGAAAAAATTCGTTTGACTTCTGCTTTTCAAACCATTCATCGAATTCATTCATTAGAGATCGCCTTCCTTACGGTTCTCGCTGTAGTGAGCATCAAACTTGCCGCCGGGATAGCGTGATTCCAGCTTGTGTACATTTTCAGCTAGAACTTCATTCGGGTCAAGCCCAAGTGCGTTACAGGCATTAGCCCAGTACCATGCAATGTCACCGAGTTCACGCTTCATATGGAAGATATTTTCTTCGTTGAGAGGCTTCCCCTGAAAGAAAATCTTTTTTACAATTTCCTGAAACTCGCCGCCTTCGCTGCCAAGACCGGTTGATGCTGTCATAAGCAATGCAAGATTGACATTGGTATTGGCGTCAAGCTCCTTAAGATGTTCAATGAGTGCAGTAAGGTCCTTGCTTTGGTCACTGCATACAGTAAGAACAAAGTCTGCGTACTTGTTTAAATCAATTTGGTTTGTCATATTTTTCCTTTAATAAAATTACTTAACTCTTGTTGTGTTTCTACTCCATAGTGTATATTATCTGCTGCCCAATCCTTAAACATACCTCGTAT